AACACACACAGATACAACGCATACTTAGACTTGAAAACATAGTTGCCCAAATGTATGTAAAGTTAGAGGCACTAAAACTAATAATAGACAAAGACAATGAAAAAGTCAAATCAGAGGATTGATTACATAAGCGGAACAGAAACCGCTTACACAATGACAGAACAAGAAGAACTTGAGTGCGAAGAAGAAAGAGCTGGGGTTTATGATGATGACTTTGATGAGAGGTTAAAAGAAACAAATAGAAAGACAATGCCAGTATTTAGCGGAGTACTTAAATACTTCCCAGATGCAATAAGAGAAGTAGCTAAAACATCTTGGATAGGCAACCAACAGCACCACCCTAACAAACCTTTACATTGGGATCGGTCAAAGTCTGGAGATGAGTTAGACGCTTTAACAAGACACTTGATGGAAGCTGGAGAGATAGACACAGACTTAATAAGACACTCAGCTAAGGTAGCTTGGAGAGCCTTAGCCAACTTACAAAAAGAATTAGAAGAAAATGGGGAAGCACCCCTAAGCGATTATAACTTAAACAAAGAACAATGGTAATACACAACTACATATTCGACACTTACAGAATAGAACAAGAAAAAATAAAGGAAGCGATACAACTCTTAAAAGAAAACGGATATATAATACAAAAGAAAGAAGAAGTATGAAGATACTAAACTTATACGCTTGTTTAGGCGGTAATAGATATAAGTGGGATGAAGTAGCAGATGTTGAGGTTACTGCTGTTGAGTGGGATGAAGAACTTGCAAGATTATACCAGGAACGCTTCCCACAAGACACAGTAATAGTAGCAGATGCACACCAATACTTATTAGACCACTATAAAGAGTTTGATTTTATCTGGAGTTCTCCACCTTGCCCAAGCCATAGTAGAGCAAGAGGATGGAATACAAAACTTGAAACCAAATACCCAGATATGAAGCTGTATGAAGAAATAATAATGCTTGAAACAGTTGCAAAAGGAGAAAACCCAAGATTTAAAGGGAAGTATGTAGTGGAGAATGTTATACCTTACTACCAACCTTTAGTGCCAGCACAAAAAAGAGGCAGACATTTGTACTGGACTAATTTTATGCTGCCTTTAAATATAAACGAAAGAGCAAACCCACAAATAGGACACACTAAAAATGAGGTAGATGCTTTTTCAGAATTTCACGATTACAACTTTAGGCAATACAAAGGGAAGCAACCGATGAACAAAATAGCAAGAAACTTAGTAGATTATGAAGCTGGTAAAACAATACTTGAAACAGCGATAGGAGTAATAACAAAACAAAATGTAAAACAAACAGAACTATTTTAATATGAAATTAGAAACAATTAGAGATACAATTCTTAAACTTAAAAAAATAGACATCTTTGAACAAACAAGACGTAGGGATGTAGTAGAGATGCGATGCGTAGCAAACCATTATATGAGTAAAGTAAAACAAATGCGCCTTATGGATATAGTAAGAGATTACCAACGCTGCGGATATGAAACACACCACGCAACTATATTATACTCACTAAAAAACTATGATCAAAACTGCTTTTACAATATCGACTTAGAGCAAATGTATAGAACACTATTAGGCGATTCTAAGTTGTTTGTGTTAGAACGCATACCAGATGCTACTGATAAGCAGATAGAACAGATAGAAGAAATACTTTTAGGCTAATGGATGGAAGAATAAACAATGGCGGTGCAAGAAAGGGGGCGGGAAGAAAAAAGGGTAGCTTAAACCTTTCAATATCTAATGAGATAAAAGGATATTGTGAGGAATTTATTATAAAGCTATTAAGCAACGACACTATAAAAAATAAAGCAAAGAAACAAATTAAAAAAAAGAAAAAAAATATAAAAGAGTTTGTTTACGTTGTTAAATCTGGAGGCTTAACTAAAATAGGTTATACAACTAATTTTGAAAAAAGATACAATCATTACTTAATACACAATCCAAGTTTAGATATACTTTTGTTAAGAGAACACAAACAAGCCTTTTTAATTGAAACAAGTTTACATAACAAGTATAACAAGAAAAGAAAAACAAGCGAATGGTTTAGGCTTACAAATAAAGAAATAATAGAAGCCTTAAATATAATAAATAACTATTGTTTGTAAAAAAAATAAATTCTGTTTATATATTAGTAACTTGAATATTCAAGATTTATCAAGATAAAAGATATGAGTGAAAAACACGGAGGCGCAAGACAAGGTGCTGGTAGAAAGCCAAAGGCACAAGAGCAAAAGCTTATAGAACGCTTAGACAATATAATAGACAAAGACGAAGCAATAGAAACTTTAGGCAAGTTAGTAGCTAAGGGCGATATGAGAGCCTTACAGACCTATTTAAGCTATCGTTATGGTAAGCCAAAAGAAAGTATGGACATCAATAGCTCTGAGGGCTTAAACATCAATTTTAGAGATTTAATAAAGTTCGTTGATTGAGGTAAAGAAAAAATATATGCCTATTATTGAAAACGATAGTAGGTACTTTATTGTGAGTGGTGGGCGTGGATCTGGGAAGTCATTTTCAGTAAACGCCCTTTTAGTTATGCTTACCTATGAAGCTGGACACGTTATACTATTTACACGCTATACGCTAACCTCAGCATACATCTCAATCATCCCAGAGTTCTTAGACAAGTTAGAGCAGTTGCAAATGACACAGAACTTTCACATAACTAAGGACGAGATAATAAACAAAAAGACTGGCAGCAAGATAATCTTTAGAGGTATAAAGACATCAAGCGGTGATCAAACAGCAAACCTTAAATCTCTGCAAGGTATTACAACTTGGGTAGTAGATGAAGCTGAGGAACTAACAGACGAGCAGAAGTTTGACACCATAGACCTAAGTGTAAGGCAACAAGGTAAAGCCAATAGAGTGATACTGATACTAAACCCCACAACCAAAGAACACTTTATATATAGACGTTTCTTTGAAGAACGAGGGGTACAAGAGGGAAGCAATACACAGAAAGAAAACACTACCTACATACACACTACTTACATAGACAACATAGACAATCTCTCTAAAAGCTACATAGACCAAATAGAGCAGATGCGTAAGCGCAGACCAGAGAAATACAAACAACAAATGCTTGGTGCTTGGATGAGTAAAGCTGAGGGTGTTATATTTAGCAACTGGAGTATAGGAGAGTTCAGAAGAACAAGCGTAAGTGTATGGGGGCAAGATTATGGTTTCGCTGCAGACCCAAGTACTTTAGTTGAGGTAAACATAAACACCAGCACCAAAACAATCTATTTAAAGGAATGCTTTTACTTGCCAAGACTAACCACATCACAAATAGCAGAACTAAACCTTAAACACGCTAACAGCGGTTTGATTGTAGGGGATAGCGCAGAGCCAAGACTATTAAGCGAAATAAAAGCTAAAGGCTGTAACGTAAAGCCAAGCATAAAAGGTCAAGGTAGTGTAACATACGGAATAAGCTTACTACAAGACTATGACCTGGTGGTAAGTCCAGACAGCACAAACCTCATCAAAGAACTAAACAACTACCGCTGGTTAGAACGCAAAAGCAACACACCAATAGACAAGTACAATCACTTAATAGATGCGATTAGATACGCTGTTGGCTACCAGTTACAAAACCCAAATAGGGGCAAGTATATTGTTCACTAAAATAATTTAAAATTGTTTATATATTAATATGAAAGTTAATCTAAGAATACCAACAAGCCTTAACGAGATAACCTTAGGACAGTACCAAGAGTTTGCTAAGTTAGATGGCAAGTTAGAAGATACACACGATACAGCGATACAACTTAAGATTGTAGAGATATTCTGCAAAGTGCCAGAGATAGTAGTTCGCAATATGAAAGCCACTGACATAGCTGAGGTATGCGAGATCATAAACACTATGTTTGACACTAATCACCAGCTTATAAATAAGTTTAGCTTAGGCGGTGTAGATTATGGCTTCATCCCAGAGCTTGACGATATGACCTTTGGCGAGTATATGGACTTAGACACTTTTATAGGCGATAACGATAATTTACACAGAGCAGTAAACGTACTATTCAGACCAATAGAACACAAGCGAGGTGCAAGGTACACCATTAAGGAATACAACCCAGACACAAGCGATAACGCTAAGGACTTCCCCTTAGATGTAGTATTAGGTGCTATTGTTTTTTTTTACAGTTTAGGCAAGGACTTATCGATGGTTATGCTGAACTCTTTGGACACGAAGAACGAGAAGGCTTTAGCACAGCATCTAATTTCACATCCAAGTGGGGATGGTTTAACGCACTCTATGGGATCGCTCAAGGCGATATTACAAGATTTAAAAATATCACTGAACTAAATGTACACCAGTGCTTAACATATTTAGAATACACAAAAGAAAAAAACCAAATAGAAGCAGCACAGATTAAAAACAAATTCAAATGAGCCAACAAGGAATAAGAGGGTTTTACCAAATTACAGAAACAATAGAAACACAGCTTTTAAGCGATGTGAATGTAAACACAGTTACAACTGGCGACATATTCGATATTGACTTATCTAAGCAAAGCATATTTCCTTTGGCGCATATTATTGTAAACTCTGTTACACTACAAGAACAAGTAATATCTTTTAACATTACTGTTATGGCTATGGATATTGTAGACGAAAGCAAGGAAGCTACCACAGATATCTTCAGAGGTAACAACAACGAGCAAGATGTACTTAACACACAATTAGCAGTTCTTAATAAATTAGTAATGGTGCTTAGACGAGGCGATTTATATAGCGACAAATTCCAGCTTGAGGGCGATCCATCGCTTGAGCCATTTTATGAAAGGTTTGATAATAGACTTGCTGGGTACGCTGCAACAATGGACGTAATAATACATAACGATATTACTATATGTTAGCAAATGAGTTTTTAAGGGATGAACTAAACAAGTTCGCTAAGTATGTTATACAGCAATCACGAAGCAACTTGACTAAGCGCAAAAAAAACGCATCTAAGGAACTTTATAACTCTTTGGGTTACCAAGTATCACAAAGCGCACAAAAAACGTCCTTAGCCTTTAATATGGTTGACTATGGTAAGTTTCAAGACAAAG